AATGATAGCATTAACAGAGTATAAGGCAGGGTATAAATCTGAATCTCCATCAACTTCTCCTAGTATAACACTATAATTTCCTGCACTATTATAAGTAACAGACTTAATACCAGCACTACGACTTTCATTAAGTACTTGTAGGGGCGTACTATCAAGTATTGCGAATTGTCCATACAGGTGTTTAATTTCTCTATCTAGAGCTTGTACTCTTTGAAAATTTCGGTTAGCCATTTTATTTCTCCTTTAGTCTGAGTGGAATGACCACGCAGCAAAAAAAGAGGAGCCTTTCAGCTCCCCAATATTAAATTAAGATAATGCAATCCTAACATTATAACCTGGTCCTCTACACCCTAGTTGAGCATAGTAACCAACTCTGACTTCAACAGCATCAGCATCAGATTCTCTTAAGAATCTTAGCCCATCTGAATCAAGAATCTTAGGAGCTTTACCAAGAGAGTAAAGTTTCCACATAGACATGTCGAGCATATAAGCTACGTTCTTAGGACAGTTTTGATCAGGAATAACTTTGATTGGACCTCTAGGACCATGAATCAAAATACCTCTAAAACCAATTTGAGGATTTATTTTCTCATCAATGTAAGACACTTTAGAGCCTAAGGCTTTTTCAAGGTCTGCAAAGTTAGAGTAATTTACAAAACAAACATCAGGCTTTCCACCCTCTCTAGCTGCTCTGGCAGCCGCACCAATAAGACCTTCTTCAAGAGGTAGAGAAGCAGCGTTAAATCGAATACCGCCTAAACGGGTAGGATCAACACTTCTATCAACACTAAAGAAAGTTGTAGAAGTAGGAGCCGTTGAAGGAACCCAGGCATCTAAACCTTTAACTTTTGCATCATAATCACCAATTTGGTAAATGTAATCATTAGTAGTGGTAACACCTGAAGCCATGGTAATAACTCCTGTATCTCTATTAACAGCAGATATTACTGAACCAGTTATCCCACCTGAAGGAACAATAGTTCCAGAAGAACCTGTTTTAGTAGCATTAAAGTAAAGAGTCATACCAACTTCAAAGTTAGTAATATCATCAATTTGAACAAGAGTTACGGATGTAGTGGCAGTTCCAGTACCTGAAAGTACCTGTCCTAAAGCCCCTGAACCATCTCCAAAAAGAGCAATAGCAAGAGACCTTACAGCCGATTCAATAGCACCATCAATCTCAGTAGTAGCAGCTTCCATGAATGCATTCGCATTACCTTTAGAAGCCTCTAAAACCTCGTTACCAATCGACGCTAGAGAATAATCATGGTTTCGAGTAAGTAAGAATGCTGAAATTGAAGAAGCATACTTATTACCTTGAGCCATGGCAAAAACAGCAGATCGACCCTGAGGGTTACCCCATTTAATAGGTAACTTTAGGTTTTCTCCACCGAACTGTTCATATTTAGAAACCATGGCTAAGAATGGATTATCCTTATAGATCATGTTTTCAATTCTTTCATTTGTATAATGCTGCTTAAGAGCTGCAGCAAAGTTTGTAACGTTTTGGGGCGTTGTCCCTATTACATCTGGCACTTTAACCTCCTACGGTTATTTAAGTTTAATTATTAATTTCCTTGTAGAGCTTCATTATCCCAAGCTCTTTGTAAAAAAGCGGCTGAACGAGCCTTTGACTCTTCATCCGTTAACAGTTTGTTTATGCCTTCATCATATTTTACATGTGCGGCGTGATCATTGGATAATGTAACTTGTGAATCCATTTCTTCTAACTCTAGGGGGTTAATGCCTAACCGTGAACTTACCTTCTTTAGCTTCATTAGCTTTCCAGCTTCATCTTCCAAATAACTCTCTACTGCATCAGCAGCGTCTTTTATGTCTAATATTCTACCAGTATCATTATAATGTTCTTCTATAACATCATAAACTAAGCCATCTGCTTCACTGGCACCTATTAGCTCATACTCCTCTCCATTTTGTCTTACAAAATCTCCTATCTCATCCTGAAAATTCTCTTGGACATGGTTATAATAATCTTCTTGCTCTGCTTCTTCTTTTGCTGATAACCGTTCTTCTAAATCCTCAAACTTTCGCCTGTAATCTCCCTCTATCTCTTCCCTCATTGCAGCCATTTGCATATCAGGAGTAAGCCTGCCATCATTTAGGGCTAATTCAGTTAGCTTATCATAGCCTAAACCTGCTTCTTCCAAAGCTTTAAGGGGATCATTGCGTAACATATGCTCCCAGTCAACTTCTGGCTCTTTATTCTTATCTTCATACTCTTGGAGCCTTCTTTCCATTTCTTCAAATTTTGACTCATACTCAGATTCTCTTTCTCTCAAAGCTTTTTCTTTTCTACTCAATGCAGCAAACTTTGAGGCAAATTGATCCTGGCTGGAGCCCCCATCTGCTACAGAATCATCATCAGCAGCATAATCATAGCCTTCGCCATCATAGCCTTTATCTTCATACTCTATGCTGGAGTCTAACTGTTCTCCTTCTGGACTTTGGTTTTCTACCACCTCATTTAGGTGGGCATGATTGTCTGACATAATTTCTCCTTACTCAATGGGCATTGCCCGATCTAGTGATCTATTAATTGTTTTATTATTATTATTACTCAATTACTTCTGACTGTTCTTCTATTATTTCTTCTGGCGGAGGGGCAGCGGCTAACTGTTCTTCTATCATTTGCTCCTCTCCTGCCATTTTCATCTCTTCTTCAGCAGCCCCTGCAGCTCCCATTTGAGCTAGTTTTTCTGCCATTTGCTCTGGTGTTTCCTCAACTGCCTTAGCTTTCATTAATAAGGCTTGACAGTCTTCCATATACTGTCTCAGTAATTCTAGTTTATTTTCAGGAGCCCCACGCATACGGTACATTAAATAAGCCTGTTGTACCTTACGTAACGCATTCTCAAGATTTTGATACGGTTCAGGTGGAAAATATCTACCTTCATGGATCATAGTTTCTATTACCTTTTCTAAGTTTTTATTATCCGAAGTCAATAAATCCATGGTAGACTCTAAATCTGGGAAATCTAAAAGACTTATGGCTTGCTCTTTACCTATAAAACCAGCCTGGACCATGTCTTGCACGTCTGCCAATCGAGCAGCCGGACTTGTAGATAAGGCTGAAGTAGGAAAAACTGACATCATATACTTATCAGCATCCATATTAACGTCCTTCCACTTTATGGTTTCTACAAACTTTCCATCACTAGATTTGACTCCAAAATCTTCATTCTTTTCATAAATATCTTTACCCAAATCTATCATAATCTCAGCAGCATTTAAAAAAGTTTTTTCATACCTTTTGGCTACAGACATAAAACGCTCAGTCTCTAAATCGTTAAAAGTTCTTAGGGCTTTGCCAGAATCTAACCCAGCAGGCTTAAGTGACTGAGCCGAAAGTTGGGAAATACCAGCAATCTCATAAGATTTTTGATAAAGCCGATCTACATGGGAGAATAACTCTGGAGGAATACTTCCTAAAGATGCGTACTGAGGAGGAGTTCCTACATATTTAATAACTCCTCCAATCCTATTGTTTAAGTGAGAAGATACAATCTTAGAGCTTGCTTCTACTAAAAGCTTAGGAACTGATACTAAGTGTATTGAAACTTGTATTGTCCGAAGGGTTTTGTTTATTTCAAGCTGCAATCCTTGAAGCTGTTCAGCCAAACCTTGACCAAAAAACCCTACAGGTCTAAGATTCCATCTAAAAAATACAAATGGAAAATAGTCTTTCTCATATCTTTCTTCAAATAGAGTAGCGCCTGAAATACAAATTGTGTGCTTTCCATCTTTGGCTTTAGGTCCAGACTTTAAGTGCCAAGATTCTACAACTTTTATCATATCCTTTAAATTAGAGGCAGCATAACTAGCCTCTCCTGAAGCCACATAACCAACACTAGTAATTTCACTTTCAAACTTAGGAAACATTTCTATTAAAACGTCTTTATGAATGTATTTTTCTTGATGCATTTGACGAGGTTTAGAGTAATAAGACTCCAAATCATCTATCTTAATCTCGTCTATAAAAATTCTTTCTGCAACAATTTGTCCTTCTTTTATATAAATTTTTATACAACCTGTTCCAAAGATACAAGCATCTGTAAAGGCAAATGCAGCTTTCTCATAGAAATCAGTATTCTCAAAGTTTCCCTCCACAAACTTAGTCAACTTCTGAGCCTTAGATTGAAGGCTAAAGTCTCCTCCTGAAGTTAAAAACGTAGCTTTGGGTCTATTTTTAGTTATCTTAGAAACGACTGTGTCTATCATAGATTGGATTATATTAAGAGTCATTCTATTTAACACATTATAGACAGGCTCTACTCTAGCATAATTAACTGCACTTAAACCACCAAGATCGTAGTTACCATACAACCTGGCATAGATCAAATTAGCTGCAGTTCGATAGGCTTGTCTACTGTCTAAGGCTGATAAAAACGCAAAAAGCTCTTGGTACAAATCATTACGTTTAGCAAGCCACCAATGATCACCATTTATTTCATCAAACATATCTTAATCCTGTGGGTTAGAAGACCAAAAAAGTAACTCATCATCCTCTTCTTGTTGTTGTTCTTCTTCAAATTGAGACTCTTGTGTTGCAGTTTGTATCTTATCTGCATAACCTGCTGTATCTTCTATAAAACCCAACTCAGAGAGTTCAAAGTGAATATTGTCTGATTTAAAGACTTTTACTTTCTTTTCCTTACACCATTCGATGAATAGTTTTACATCTTCTACATTGTTTAACATAACTACCTCTATTGTTCTTCTATTATATTATCTAGAGCTTCCATATCTTCTTCATATAACTTTTCCAACTCAAAGCCATAAGGATCTTTCTTTTTTTCTTCACAATCACGAGCTTCTTTAGCCTCTATCTCGTCCATGTAGGCATTCGTCCCTTTTTGCGGCTTTATAATAGGCTTCTCCGATAAGTAATGTCTACACTCACGCCAAGCATAAAGTACTGCATCACAAATATCAGAATGATAGGTATCTGATATCTTTGGCTTCTCAGGATTACGGATTTTAGAGTCCTTATCCCACTGTACTAACATACAATCTTCCTCAAATAAGGAGTTTTTAAAGGACTTAAACTTTTCAGTCCTAAGATCATCGTTTAGTAACTCAATAAATTCTACCTTTCTAGTCTTTTCAGCAGCTTCAATGTTAAGCCCATGACGCATACGTAACTCCTCTTGTATTTTCTTACCTAAGGCTCCTGCATCCATGACCATTTTAATAGGATTATACTCATCCTTATACCTGTTTATAACTCCTACTAACTGTGTTATATTTTGTTTATTCTTAACATGTTCATCTACTAAATAAACTCTCTTGTGGTGCGTGTTATAACCAATAACAGCTATAGCATCTGAATCATTGTAACCAATATCAATTCCAATGATATAATACCACTCCCCATCAGTAGGTAGAGTATCGTAAATATTTCTAGCTTTACTAAATTTAAAAACAAGAGCATCTTTATCCTCCACCCATTTTCCAAAAGTTTCTCTAATATAAGACGGATCACTCTCATCAATACCTCTTATAACTCTCTCTTCTTGTAAAATTTCCTCCAAGTCTAACTTAGGAGGGTTGTGCATATAGGGATTATCAAAGGCTGTCCAATGATGCGCCTTCCAGTTTTTGGACTGAGAGTAATCATAAAATACTCCAGCCTTTACTGGTCCCGGAGTACCTGTAAGATATAATCCACCACGTTTATCCCTTAGTGCTGGTATAATAATATCGTTTATAAGCTCCTTCAAATAAGATCTAAAGGATTGACACTCGTCAATGTAACAGTTCTTTAACTTCCAACCTCTAAACTTTTCTATCTCTGTTCTATCTTTTGCTCCTGCAATGTAAATCTTAGACTTGTTGGGGAATGCTATAGTTAATCTTACATTATCTGTCTTACAATCTAATTCATACTCCTCAACAATTTTAATTAAGTCAGACCATATAATGACTCTAGCCTGTTGCTGTGTTATAGTTATATAAAGTAGGTTAGCTTCTGCCTCTTCCAGGGCAGCAGCAATCATATCGGCTGCTATACCTACAGTCTTACCTGCCCTACGAGAGCATACAGCATTTCTAAACCTTGAACCTTTTCCACGAAAAAACTCTACCTGCTTGTCAAAACAAAACTCCTCAAATATAAACTGAGGCTTTTCAGCTTTCGTCTTTCTCTTCTGAATCTCCGCTACCAGGGCTTCTCGGTTTACGTTCGGCAAAGCCTGAGACTTCACTTTTACTCCTTAGTGTTTTTTGATATTCTTCATGATTTTGGTCGCTAGGATGTCTCATAGCTTTATCGTACATTTTTCCATTCTTAAGTTTAGCATTCCAATGAGAGTTAAAGGCTACAGACCGTCGTTCCCCATCTCCCTTAAAGGGGTAAACTGTATGCAATAAGTTGGAGGGAAATATAGCCATTTGTCCAACTGTAGGCATAAAGGATACCGAGCCTTTTTCAAGCCCACCAGGACAAGCTGTCTTATAGATAAACTCAATCATCCCATCTCGTTGCATCTTGTACTCCGGTAACCGTTTGCTTTTTACTCTATCTTCTAGTAAAGGCATTTTAAGCCATAGTACAGCCGAGAGATCACAGTAAGTATGAAAATGAACAGGATTATACTCATCAGCATACTGACTTACAACCCACATATGGTCCAGATGGACTTGGAGTGTGTCAATCTCATGTCCTGCTCTTGTTAGAGAATTCCAGACGTAGTTATAGATCATAGACTGTAAATATTGGTATAGACCAACATCTTTTAAATCTTTATTAGAAACCCAAGGCTCCTCTTTTATATTTCCCACCAAATGGGAACCCCAGTCTATACGCTCTTGATCTTCTAAGACCTTATCTGTGAGATCAAGAAAGGCATTTTGGACTTCAGATGGAATTTGAAACATCCCCAGGTCTGGACCAAAAGGCTTGACAAGATTAAAATCTGTAGTCTTAGCCCACCGTTCAGCTTTTTCAGCATCAGACTCATTTAGTTTTAGCTCTTTTCTCTCTTTCTTTGCGTTTTTTGCACTCATGCTATCTCCCAGCTATTCCTTTAACTAATACTCTTTTAGGTATAGAGGGAGTAACTTTTCTTTCCCTTTCTATTCTATCGTTTTCAGCTTGCTCTAATTTAATTGGAGACTTTAAATAAATTGCAGATACGTTAGTAAGAGGTATAAGGATGTGGTCTCTATCTGATTTGACAGATACTACCTTTAAATCTTCTACAATTTCTATCTCCAACGCAATATCAGCATTAATACGCCTAGTAGCAAAAAAAGTTTCATTACCTTTGTTGAACATTACAGCTTGATAACACCTTATGGCGTCAATGTCATATTTCTTCATTTCAATCTCCTAGTTTAACCATTTAATTTTATATTCTACTTTTTTATTC